GACCGTTTGAGTTCTCAGATGAGGCTGAGCAAGCACTCAGTAGCATGCTGGGATCCCTTCGAGGAGGATGTGGCGTGGATTTAGCAACACGCCTTTTAGGGCCTAACTATAGGCTCGGAGACCTGCGTTTGAATACCCTTGCTAGGGGTAGGATGTCCCAGTCCATCTACGATTACTGTAGACTGGGCCGGCTGCCAGGTTGGTTGGCTGACTTCGAGCTCGCGAAGATGAAGGAATGGGGAACTTGGTCCCGTGGCACAGGCTTCTTCACGGATACAGTGAAGGATGACTCGTGTTACAACCAGGTGAACCGGTACTTCAACCCCCGTGAGCAGTGTGCCTTTGATAATGAGGCGCGTGATTATGCCGACCAGTTCGTGTCATCTCTGTATGCGGTCCACCGCCATGGCAAGTTACGTCCACTGAATCTGGATGTGGCTGCGGTGCAGTTTGAGAAGTCCGGGATGGGCTTCCCGGTCGTGTCTTCTGATGTGGCTAAATATTTCCATCACGTTTTAGCCATTTCCCATTTAATATGGGATGGGTCGTTGGATCCCGAGTGGATCCAACATCTCCCAGCAATCGCGGGGTATCGCCGCCAGGCAATTGGTCCACCTGACGATATCCTGAATCCGGGCGGTTACGCAAAGACACGATTGATCTACATGATGCCTCGGGTTTTGGGCAACTTGGAGAAAACCATCCAACGGCCCACGTTTAACGCGCTGTGCGAACATCCAGTGTTCTGCGCATGGTTGAGTGCCAATGCGGTTGACGTTCAAATGACCCGGCTCTTGACGAGAGGTGGGCGGTTCTTATCCGTTGACTTTAAACGATTCGACACGAGAGTGCCGTTCGGTGTCATCGGAAGGATTTATGCAATCCTCCGCTCTTGGTTTGTAGAGGAAGCGGCTCCGCTGATAGACTTCTGCCAGGAAGTCATGATGCGGACCGGCATTATCGTCCCTGATAAAGATGGGACCAAGGGAGACTATGAAGTCATGCCTGGTCTAGCGCGAACGGGCGGTATTGCCTCTGGTTCGGTATGTACGAACCTTGTGGGTAGTTTAGTGAATGTCTGGTCAATGGCTTATGCAGCGAAGAGACTGAAGGGTGAGCTATTGGCGATTCACGTTCAAGGCGACGATGCAGTGGCCAAGTTTTCCAACGACCCAGAAATGGGTGACGTCGCCTCAGTTCTATTCACAGATCTCGGAATGATTCTGTCTGAGACGAAGTCCATGTACGAGACCAAGATGGTACATTTCCTCCAAAATGTTCACCATTCGACGTATCGTATTGAGGGACTCAACGTCGGTGTGAGACCGATTCAGTATGCCTGCAATCCCATGGGCTCACATGAACGGGCAGATTTATTCGATTGGCACAGTGACTATGAGGTGATTCGTTGGCTCAGTCAGTTAGGCTATTGCTTACACCATCCTCGTGCTTCCGAAGCGCACGACTGGCTGGCTGATGCCGATCCGAAGTATCTAAAGGAAACACTCAAGAGGGCTG